TGCCCGTCGAGCCAGGCGCCGACGGACTGATCCGCATCAGCCGCACGCCCGAGGAAGTGTTTCGCGACGAGACGCTCGCGAGCTGCGAGGGAAAGCCGGTCACGCTGGATCACCCGCAGGACTTCGTCGGCCCGGCGAACTTCGGCGCGCTCTCGCGCGGAACGATGTTCAACGTGCGCCGCGGCTCCGGCATCGAGGATGACCTGATCATCGCCGATCTGCTGGTGACCGAGCAGGCCGCCATTAAGGCCGTGCAGGACGACGGCATCGAAGAAGTTTCCCTCGGCTACGAAGCCGATTACGAACAGGTATCACCCGGCCGCGGGGTTCAGCGGAACATCGTTGTCAACCACGTAGCCCTCGTTGAGCGCGGCCGCTGCGGCCCGCGTTGCGCGATCGGAGATAAGGAACCTGAGATGAAGAAGAAGCCCAGCTTTCTCGACAAGCTTCGCGCTCTGATGAAAGACGCCGAAGCGGAGATGGAAACTGAAAAGAAGACCGACGACGAAGAGTCGGAGGAAGAAGAGAAGAAGGAAAAGACCGGCGACTCGGCTCTCATCAAGACGCTGATGAAGCGCATGGAAGCGCAGGACGCGCTCCTCGCCGCGCTCGTCAAGGCGACCGCGAAGGATGCCGACGGCGATGATGAAGAAGAGGAAGAGAAGGCCGAGACCGGCGATGACATCCTCGAGGCAGAGCAGGCCGGCAAGCTGAATCAGGCTGAAGTCGATCTGTACACCGGCGATTCGGCGAAGACCATCCTGTCGCGCGCCGAGATCCTGTCGCCGGGCATCAAGCTGCCGACGCTCGACGCGAAGGCCAGCACCACGGACCAAGCCGCAGCGCTGTGCAAGTGCCAACGCAAGGCGCTCGATCTGGCGTACCAGAGCGACGCAGGCCGCGCTGCAATCGCCCCGTTCATCGGTGGCAAGACGGCGGACTTCGAAGCGATGCCCGTCACCCTGGTGAATGCCGCGTTCATGGGCGCCAGCGAGTTGATGAAGGCGCAGAACAACGTCCGCGCGCACGCATCGGCCGCGCCGACGAAGGACTTCGGCAAGCGCTCGACCGTCGCTGACATCAACCAACGCAACCGCGAATACTGGGCCGATCGGTCCGCCAAGTAAGGAGAAGCCTCATGGGCAACGCAATTCTGTTTCGCATGCCTTCGGGCATTCCGGGTGACATCAGCCGCCAATCGCAGGCGACCGTCGAACCCGGTGTTCTGAACTCCTCGCTGCCGTTCCCGGGCTACGGCCTGTTTGGCAAGGTCGCGAGCGGCAAGTTCGTTCCGATCACGACCGGCGACGCCGCGACGGCAGTGTATGGCCTGCTCGTCCGTCCGTACCCGACAGTCTCGTCGCAGGACCCGCTCGGCACCTCGACGCCGCCGGTTTCGGGCATGGCCGACGTGCTGCGCCGCGGTTACATGACCGTAAAGGTCAACGCCGGCACGCCGTCGCTCGGCAGCCAGGTCTATGTCCGCGTCGCTGCGGCCGCTGCAGGAAAGCCGATCGGCGGCATCGAAGCGGCAGCCGACTCCACCAACACGATCGCCGTCGCTGGTGCCACGTTCATGAACGCTGGCGATGCCTCGGGCAACGTCGAAATCGCCTTCAACATCTAAGGGGCAAGAATGAAGAAATCGCTTCTCTCGGCGGCTCTCGCGTTTCGCGCTGCGCCCGCCATCATCCGCGCGCGCACGACCGACAGCCTGCTGACGTTCGACTCGCAGACGATCGACAGCACCGGCGCATTCCTGATCGGCGAGCTCGAACGCCTCGATCAGCGCCTGCACATGCCGCTGTCGTCGGTCACCTGGTCGCGCGACATCGACCTGCGTGAAGACGTGTCGATCGCCGACGAAACATCGTCGTTCACGAACTCGACGTTCGCGGCCGCCGGCGGCGCATCGCCGAACGGCAAGTCGTGGGTCGGCAAGGATGCATCGGCGATCGCCGGCATCGCGCTGGACATCGGCAAGACGCCGAACCCGTTGACCCTCTGGGCCATGCAGATCGGCTGGACGATTCCGGAACTGGAATCGGCTCAGAAGCTCGGTCGCCCGGTCGATCAGCAGAAGTTCGCCGGTATGAACCTGAAGCACAACATGGACGTCGATGAGCAGGTCTACATCGGCGACACCGTGCTGGGCGTGACGGGTCTGGTGAACAACGCCAACGTGACGAACGTCTCGAACGCTGTCACCGGCGGCTGGGGCACGGCAACACCCGCACAGATGCTCGCGGACGTGAACGATCTGCTGAACAGCGTCTGGGCAGCGTCGGCGTACGCGGTGTGCCCGGATCGCCTGCTGATCGACCCGACGAACTATTCGCGCCTCGTCGCGACGCTCGTCAGCTCCGCCGGCAACATCAGCGTGCTCGAGTATTTGAAGAACAACTCGCTGTCGAACGCGATCAACGGCCGTCCGCTCGAGATCCTGCCGTCGAAGTGGCTCACCAGCCGCGGTGCAGGCAGCACGAACCGCATGGTCGCGTACACGAAGGACGCAGAGCGCGTGCGCTTCCCGCTCGTGCCGCTGCAGCGCACGCCGCTGGAATACCGCGACATCCGCCAACTGACGACCTATTTCGGTCGTCTGGGCGTGGTCGAAGTGGTGTATCCGGAGACGCTCGGCTATCGTGACGGTATCTGACGATGCCGAAAATCATCGTTGAGAAGCCGTTCGTTCTCACCGATGCCGCCGGCCAGCGCGAGTTCGCGGCCGGCGAGCATGAGGTTGACGACGCGACCGCCAAACACTGGTACGTCCAGGAGCACGCGCAAGTCGTGAAGCCCGAGACGAAAACCGCCAAGACCAAAGGCTAGCCGTGGATTCAACTCAATTCCGAACGGACTTCCCCGAGTTCGCCGACACGACGACTTACCCCGATGCGACAGTCAATCTCTGGCTGACGATTGCGGTATCGCTCGTGAACGCGTGCCGCTGGGGCGATCTGACGAACATCGGAATCGAGTTGGTCACGGCGCACCATCTGGCGATGGCCGCGCGCGATGAGCAGGCGGCCTCCGCCGGCGGTATCCCGGGGCAGGTGACCGGTCCGACCGCTTCGAAGTCGGTCGACAAGGTCAGCGTTAGCTATGACGCAGGCGCTGTCAGCCTGTCCGATGCCGGGTTCTGGAACCTGACGAGCTACGGAATCCGCTTCCTTGGTCTCGCGCGCCTGATGGGCGCCGGCGGTATGCAGCTATGAGCGTCTCGATCACGCGCGACAAGCTGCAGGGCGTGCTCCGCAGCATGACCGCGCTGGTCAAAAAGGATGTGCTGGTCGGCATCCCTGACAGCGCGCCGGAGCGCAAAGACACGCCGATCACGAACGCGCAGATCGGATACATCCTCGACCGCGGCTCGCCTGCGAAGAACATCCCCGCGCGCCCCTGGCTCGTGCCGGGCGTCGAGGACGTGCAGAAAGAGTGCGCCGAGCGACTGAAGAAAGGCGCGACAGCCGCACTCAGCGGCAACCTGCAAGGCGCCGACGCGGCGCTCACCGCAGCTGGCCTGACCGCTGAGAAAGGCGTGAAGGCCAAGATCAACAGCAACATTCAGCCGAAGCTCGCTGACTCCACGTTGGCAGCGCGGCGCGCGCGCGGCGTGACCCGCGAGAACACGCTGGTCGACACCGGCTCGCTTCGCAACTCCGTCACGCACGTCATTCGTGAGAAGAAATAATGCCGCTGCTCGACGTATCTGATGTCCTGCTCGATCCGATGTTTCAGGACACGAGCCTGACATGCACGCGCCAGGCGCAGACGGTCGACGCCAACGGCATCGCCAGCAACACGCAGACGGTCACGCCGTTCGCTGGCGTCGTCACGAACGACGCCGGCGATCAGCTGCTGCGCCGGCCGGACGGCTCGCGCATTGAAGGATCGATCACGATCCACACGCAGTTCCAACTGTCCGATGGGCGAATCGGCTTCGACGCCGACCTCGTCTCATGGCAGGGGCGGCAATACACGGTGGTCAACGTGCGGGACTGGTCGACGTACGGCCGCGGCTTCGTGGCCGCGCAGTGCGAACTGATCCCGCTCTCCGGAGGCTGATATGGCGAACGACTCAAGTACTGGCGGATACCTTCAGCCAGTCGTCGCGTCGCCGCCGATCGAGGGCGCCGCGCTTGACGCACTCTTCCAGCAGCTGATCGTCGGCCTGACTGGGCTTCCCGGCAGCATGGTTCGCCCGCGCTGGCAGCCGGTCGCACCGAAGCAGCCCGAGCCGAACCAGAACTGGTGCGCAATCGGCGTGACCGAGATCGAGCAGGATGCTCGCCCGGCAATTGTCCACGTCCCGAACACGGACGGCACGGACGTGCTGTACCGGCACGAGATCCTGGCGCTGCTCGCGAGCTTCTACGGCCCGTCAGCGATGCAGTACGCCGCGCAGGCGCGCGACGGCATCTATGTGGAGCAGAACCACGGGATGCTCACGTTGAACTCGATGGGTCTGGTCGACGTCGGCAAGTTGATTGCCGCACCCGAACTGATCAATCAGCAGTGGCAGCGCCGGTTCGACCTTTCGTTTCGCATTCGTCGCCAGGTGGTCCGCACGTACAGCGTTCTCAATCTGCTGTCGGCTGATGCCACGCTCGAAACCGACACCGTGACGACCGCGATTCACGTCTCGCAGTAACACCCTCATTCACAAAGCATTGAGGCCCGCCGCGCGCGGGCCTTTTCTATTTGGGACGCACACATGTCGAACACACTGCCGATTAGCCGGTTGGTCAACGCGACGATCACGCTCACGCAGAAAGCCGCGCAGTCGCAAAACACCTCGACGCTGCTGATTCTCGGAACCTCGGCGGTTATCGACCTCGTGTCGCGCTTCCGGACTTACGGCGACATCACGTCTGTCGGTACCGATTTCGGCACCTCGTCGGAAGAATATAAGGCTGCTGTTCTCTGGTTTCAGCAGGCGCCGCAGCCCGCGTCGGTCACGATCGGTCGGTGGGCGAAGGCGGCCGCAGCCGGTCAGTTGCTGGGCGGCACGTTGTCGGCCGCACAGCAAGCGCTGTCCAACTTCACCGCAGTCACTGCCGGCGGCATGAAGGTGACCGTCGACGGCACGCTCAAGTCGCTTTCGGCGATCAACCTCAGCAGCGTGACGAATCTGAACGGTGTCGCGTCGGCTGTCACGACGGCTCTCGCGGGCGCGGGCACCTGCGTCTGGAATGCGGTGTTCCAGCGGTTCGAGATCACGAGCTCGACGACCGGCGCAAGCTCGACGGTGAGCTTCGCGCAGGCGCCTGTTTCCGGGACGGACATCTCGGGCCTGATGGGCCTGACGTCGACGTTTTCCGGAGCATACGTGTCCGGCGGCGCCGCAGCCGAAACCGCACTGGCCGCCGCGACGTTGTTCGACGCGAACTTCGGCCAGCAGTGGTATGCGCTGACGATCCCGTCCGCTGTCGACGCAGATCATGTCGCTGTCGCCGGATACATCGAAGCCACGGCAACGAAGCACTTTTACGGTGTGTCCACGCAAGAGGCGGGCGTACTTGTCGCGAGCGACACGACGAACATCGCGTACCAACTCAAGGCGCTCGGATACAAGAAGACAGCGGTTCAGTATTCGAGCTCGAGCGCCTACGCGGTTGTATCCCTGCTCGCGCGCATCCTGACGACCGACTACACCGGCAACAATACCGTCATCACGCTGAAGTTCAAGGATGAGCCGGGCATTGCCGCCGAGAACCTCAACACGACGCAGGCAAACGCGCTCGAAGCGTTCAACTGTAACGTGTTTGTCGAGTACGAGAACGACACCGCGATCATCGAGCAAGGCGTCTGCTCGTCGGGTGACTTCATAGACTCGGTGATGGGCGCCGACAACCTCGCGATCGACATTCAGAACGCGGTCTTCAACCTGCTCTACACGAGCACGACGAAGATCCCGCAGACGGACGCGGGCAATCACCTGATCGCCACGAAGATCGAGCAGGTGTGCGCGCAATACGTGAGCAACGGCTTCCTTGCCGCTGGTGTGTGGAACTCCGGTGGATTCGGCACGCTGAGCCAGGGTGACTACATGCCGAAGGGCTTCTACGTCTATGCGCCGCCGATCTCGAACCAGAGCCAGGCGAACCGCGCCGCGCGCAAGTCGGTCGCGTTTCAGGTCGCAGCGAAGGAAGCTGGCGCGATCCACTCGGTGGACATCGCAATCACCGTGAACCAATAAAGGGGCTTGAATGGGCACGTACTCGTTTTCGAATTTCAATGCGTCGCTGATCGGCCCCGGCGGGGCCATCTCGCTTGGCGCAGGCGCCGGCATCGATGAGGGCGGCTTCTCGGTCGAGTTCACCGAGGACGCAGACAACATGAAGGTCGGCGCCGACGGCACTCCGATGCACAGCCTGAACCCGAGCAAGGCGGGCAAGCTGACCATTCGTCTGCAGAAGACCTCGCCGACGAATGCTCTGCTCTCGGCGATGTACAACTTCCAGCGCACGAGCTCGGCGAACTGGGCGCAGAACATCTTCACTGCGACCGACACCGTGCGCGGCGACGTCTACACCTGCCAGTCGGTGGCGTTCACCAAGTTCCCGAAGAACGATTACGCCAAGGAAGCCGGCTCGATCGAATGGGAATTCAACGCCGGCATCGTCGATCCGGCACTCGCCG